TGGTAAGACAACAGCGGCGTTCACATCGTTAATGGATGTTGTCGCTGGTAGTGGTGGGGATTTGGACAAGGGTTCAGAAAAACTTGCGGAGTTTTTGGCGGCGGTTCAAAAGAAAGGCACCCTTGCTGGTGGTGCACAGGCTGCCAAAGAATTAGGTCCTGACTTTGAAAAAATTGTTAAAGAGGCTGGCGCCCTTGGTATTAAAACCAGTGACGAGTTTTTGAAAGCAGCCGCCGAAGGAAAACTTGGTGAAACCTTTGCAACAAAATACGCTGGCACATTAGACGCACTCAACAATACGGTAATGGGTCGTTTCAAGACCGCTGTTAGTTCCATCAAAGAACAGTTGACCGACCTTGGTGGACAATATTTAGGCGAAACAGGTGGGGCAATCAGCCGCCTTCAAGGAATCATTTCTACTTTTATAACTCGGCTTAGTTATGTAATGCAAAGTTTTGATGTCAGCGGGAAAATGGGCAGTGCCCTTGACATGGTTGAAAAAGGTGCCGACAAAATGATTGTCTTGATGAACAAATATCTTGGTTCATCGCCAACCATTTTTGGTTTCTTGGGTGATTCGTTCAATATGATTGGTAACGCTTTTGATCGTATGCAGGATTGGATGCGGCAGTTTCAAAAAGCAGGCGAATTAATCAACAAATATTTCTTTAGCCCATTGTTTAACGCTTTAGGTTCAAGTTTCACGGGGAGTATGCAAAACCTTGCGGGTATTATTGAAAGTAACGGTCCAGTAATTGAAAGTTTTGCTAACCAGATTGCCAAAACTCTTACTGCTATCGGCAAATATGGTGATGTGGTTCGGCAATTGTTTATAGGTGCGATGCCTGTGTTTCAAGTTTTTCTGGTGATCATCGAAAAGTTTTTTCAAGGTTTAGCCAAATTTGGTAAAACCGCGATAGCCGTAGGAGATAAATTTGAAAAAGTCTTTGGCAAAGTTGGTGGCGGAATAATTAAACTTGCTGCTTTGTACGCATTGTTTACTATTGCTAAAAGATTTTTTACTGTTCTTGGAACCATGTTTGGTAAAAACATGAATAAATTTGGAAATATGAATGTTCAGGCTGGCGTGGTGAATGTTAACGGTGGTCCATTGGGTCCGATGCATGGTCCACCAGACCCCCGTGGGCAGGGAAGAATGAAAAGAATCGGTAACGCCGTAAAAACTCATGCTGGTGGTTATGGACCGATGATCGCTGCTGCAGGGTTAATGTTAGCGGGGGGTGCCTTAAGTAGTAAAGGTAATGACGCTGGTGGGTATGACTCTGCTGGTGGCACTGCATTAAAGACTGCTGGAAATACAGCAATCGGTACTGGCGCAGGGATAATGCTTTTGGGGCAGAATGGTCTTTCCGCAATCGGCGGAGGATCAGCCATGATGGGAACTGGAGTATTGGCTGCTGGTGTTGCTGGTGCTGCTGGTGCTTACGGTGCGGGTTCATATATCGGAAGTAAATTCAAGGACGACTCGGTTAAATCTAGAAGCATGGCTGCGGGGGGTGGAGCACTCGGAGGCGCAGCATCTGGTGCGGCTGCTGGAGCAATAATCGGAAGCGTCTTTCCTGGTGTGGGGACTGCTCTTGGTGCGGCAGTGGGCGCTGGCGTTGGTGCACTTATTGGCGGTGTAACTGGTTACCTCAAAGCAGGTAAACAAAGAAGGGAAACCAGAAAAGCAGCGGGAGAACTTGTAGAAAACTACACTTCAACAATTAATGAGGCTTTTGCTGGTGGGAATGTTGACGATCTTCTCGCAGCACGAGACAAATTAAAAAAAGATATGGACGCAATGGTTGCCACAAATAGTGACCCTGCGTATGCCGCTCAGGCGCTAGCGAAGTACAACGCAGAATTAGAAAAAACAAATTCTCAGATAAATAACTATGTGTCCAACACTGAACTCGCCAAAAAATATTTTGATACTGGTGCTGAGTCTTTGAACAAACTTGCAGAGGAAGCAGGCATCAATATCAAAGACAAGATGCTTAATTTCCGAGAAGTTCTTGCTCTTGTTGGTAAGACCGCCGAAGAGCAAGCCAGACTCTTAAAAGCAGCATGGTCAGGTTTTACCGCTGGAATTGTAAATCCCGTATTTGACTATTTTGATAAACAGGCACAGGGAAGAGAACAGTTTAAGGCTGTAAACGCAGCCGCAGAAAAATTACAAGGTGGCGATGCAGGTATTGAGTCTCGTCAAGATTTCCTAAAGAAAGCCCTTCAGTACAATGTTGGAAAATTTGGTGATGTTCAAGGCTTGACGAATACATTCAATCAACTTGAAATGGATTTGGCGGCAGGTGGAAGATTCGCCAATCTCACAGACGAGCAAAAGGAGGGGTTGCGAACCGATTTGCGAAATGCTGGTGGCGCCCCTGACACAATATTGAAGAATGTTGATTTCGCAGGACTTGCTCAACTTTCTGGCGGAATTGGCAATATGGGTGGGCTTCTTGGTAAAGATGGTTTTGTAGACTCCGCCAAACTTCAAACGTTAATCACGGGTGAAATGGCTAAAAATCCTCTTTTCTTGCAACAATACACAGACGCTGTAAGCAATCCTGACAAAGTTATTGCTGGGGCAAGAATAAATAACTTGTTGAAAGGTACAGAGTATGGGGGCGCTGGAAAAGGTATGGTTCGAGATAATGCGAGCGTTCCCGCTAATGCAGGTACACAAAACTATGTAGCGCAAACGACTATCAATGCGGCGATGTTGGATAAAGGAACTGTTGACCAAATTGAGAGGGCTATTGCGAAAGCCTTGAAAGAGCAGCGAGAACGAGGAATGGCGCCAGTAACAGGTGGCACGGTTGACCCGAGTCGTTCGTAATGAGGAATCATGGCTAACACAGTAACCGTTTGGGTAAGAATGAGGGATTCTGGAGATGAAGCAAATCGTCTAAAGTCAACAATACCTGGGGCTTTGCCTCTTATTTTGCGTATGCGTTCTTCTGACCCTTCTGAGGAGCAAGATTTTGTTTTCCCATACAGTCCAAGAGAGGTGAACATTGGACAGTTGGCGGATGAAATGGTTCAGATACCGAGACCTGGCACTACGCCTATTGTTGCGTTTAAATCACACAGACTGATGACTCTTGATTTCACAGCGCTTATCGCTCATCCAGGTGATGGTCTTATTAGGGATGTTGAAAAAGAAATTTTTAATTTGCGGTCATTTGCTTCAAACAGTAAAAAGGTTTTTCAGTTGATTAATTATGATGTTTTCACTCGAGAACCATATATTTTCCGCAATATGAGCGAAGAAAGAGTAAGTGGCTTGTTTTTCTCTATTACAGATATGAGTGTTGACGTTACGAGAAGGAATAAAGACAATCTTATTACTCAAGCGAATGTGAAAATAAGTTTAGTTGAAAACAGAAACCCTCGTATCAATATTGTTTTGATTCCGCCTTTGAAGTTGACGAAACCTAATCCAAACTGTTCAAAGCCTAAATTCGCAAGAGAAAATCCACAAATTTGCAAACCAGCCGAGGAGAAACATCCGTCGGGTTTTAGTTATACCGATGTGGCAAACGCAACTCAAATATTTAATAATAGAGGAGTTGGAAAGGGGACTACAGATCCTAATCATCAAAAGAATTTTAAACTGTGTTATCAGCCAGCGGCAAAAGCAGTTCGTTGGGTGCCGATGACCCAATCGCCGTGTTTGAAAAAGCCGTAGCCAATGATTAGCGATAGAACAATAGTTTTTCTTGGGAATGACCAAGCGAACGTCAGAGCACAAATCGCTCAAAGCATCACAGACATAGATGTGGACTATTCTGTTGACGGCGCTTCACAAATTACCGTTGAACTAGTTGATGAAAAACTCGAGATGTGGAATAACGGATATTTTGCTGTGGGCAATATCGCAGATTTTTTTGACGGGAATATTACCGAAAGATACATGATTGCTTCTCACGAGATTTCTGCGGGGGAAGGAGAATATTTCAAGATTACTTTAGCGTTGAGAACTGAAGCAATTCAACGAATGAAATTGGATAAAAAACCTCAAGCGTTTAAATCAACTACTGCCTACGATTTTGCGGAAAAAGTAGCGAAAAAGTTTGGTTTACAGTTTTTGGGGCAAAAACCTGTTGGTGTGAAAACGACAACAATCAAAGTGAAAACTGAGAAAAATAAAGAATCTGTTTACGATGTTTTGGTTCGTTCAGCAAAAGACCTGCAATATCTTTGTTTTGTTATGTATGCAATTCCTGCTGGCGGTACTGTTCCAGTACCAACTTTGTTTTATGGTTCACCAAAATGGCTTCTTGGGCGTTGGGGTATAGAAAGAACCGAGGAATTTACTTTCCCAAAAATTGGAGGCGGCACAGAAAAGCGACCTCTTTTGTTCATTCCTCTCAAGTACCCCAATGACGACAAATTAAATTTTTTTCTTACGCAAATCCCAGAATTGCGTAGGTCAATGGACAGCCCTAAAGAGTCTGAGGGTTCAGCAAGTCTGTGGGTTGGCGACAAATATGAGGAAAACGTTGGGAGTGCCTACAACATTAGAGCGGGGATGACTGTTGTCGTATATGGGATTAAAGGTTTTGACCAAACTGCATATTTGATTACGTCGGTCAAGTATAGATACGGGGAACCAGAACCTTTGGCGATAAGTTTTGCTACGATAGAAAAAATGTCTCCAGACGATAAAGCAAAAATTGATAAAAAAATAGGCGAAACAACCGCAAAAGAATTAAAAAATTCTTTTACATTAGCAAAACAATATTTTGACAAATATTTTATTATAAGAGCTGATATTTGGGAAAAAGTAAATAAATTTACTGTTAATTTTTCAAATGTATTGGGAGTTCATTTTAGGGGGACTGACAAAAATAGAGTAAAATGGGTGA